GTTACCTGTTGATGATGCATCAAAGTCAATAAAATGATCAACTTGTTTTAGTCTTGATCTTGCAATCGCATTTTTACCATTACCACCACTAATTTCAATAACAGGTGGTTCAATATAATCAAAACCTGAGTCAACAACATCAATTCTTTCAAATTGTCCTTTTACGTTTGCTGTAGCACTTACACCAGCACCAGTTAAACTTTCAATACTAACTTTTGGTGGAGTAATGACATCAAACTGAGAACCACCTTCTAGTACATCTATCGATTCAACACCACCAAAAAAGATAACATCACCTGACTTATAGTTTGATATCTCCGTACCATTTACGAGGATGCCAGTGGTTCCTGGCGCTGTCTCACGCCTATTGCCGTCAAAGAGTGGATTTAAAGAAATTCTCTTTAATAATTTTTGATGTTCAAGTTTTTTATTTGCAAGATCAGGAACAGAGATTTTAAATGTACCATTACCAGTTGCGTCTACAAAATCCCCATTTACTAAATCTGGTAATGAGTTTGCAAGGCGAATATTATTAGAATCAACACGACTTACATAATAATTTTTACCATCAATAAGTTGTCCCAAAAAACCACTTATAGCATTATATGTGACAACTTCTCCAGAATAAAATCCATGATCTGCTGCACCCTCTGTAACCTGTATTAACTGTATGAGGTCTCCGCCAGTGGCGCCAGTCCACGTTACAGAACGGTCTGGTGCAACTATGGGTTCGTTACCTAAACTTGGAATTGATGGTGAGGTAACGTATGCATGAGGATGTGGAGGTAATGCAAATTCATTGTCACTCTCATGATCATATACGTTTTGAACGTCGGTAGTATATTTTGTAATATTATCATGAAGAGAACTATTTCCTCTCTTTAATCTTCTTCTTATGAACGCAAAATTGTTTATACCAACGCCAGGCAAATCACCCAAAACAAGTGATGAACTACTGATAACACTTAAAACACGACCAACAGCAACTAAAGTAGATTGACCATCTAAAACTTCAATTGCATCCTCCTCTAAAAATCCATGATCAGAAAGAGTTTGAATACTAAAACTACTACTTGATTGTCTAGTAACTGTTTTTGGAGTAAATTTTACTGCTGTATTATAAACCCATGATCCGAAATTAAAATCATCAGAACTTTTGTTAATACCAAATGAACCAACTTTAACTTTATCTCCTTTGTTAAAGTAAAAAGTGTTGTCAGGTATTGGAAAATCTTTTAAAACACCAGTGATTAAAACTTCAATCTTCTTTGTATTATTTGCAAAAGAATAACCATATGCGACATTATTATATCTTACATCATCACCAATACTTAAAACATCACGAGCTGTGTCTACTCCTACAAACTGATTTGCAGTTTTACCTGTGTAAGTTACAACACCAGCAACACTCGCTGTTGGTAGTGATAAAGAACCGCTTGTAGGAAATCCAACTGTGGTGTCAACTGTAATTACGGTTGACCCAAGTGATACAGGATCAACTATACGAGTTCTGCCTGGAATTATGAAATTACCATCAATAGAACCTTTTGATACACTTATTTGATAGTAATGTTCTCCACCATATAAAAAGTCTTTAACATCAGATATCGCACCAGAAGCACCACGAATATTACTATCATCCTCATCAATATCTTGAAAAAGAGTAGATCCCTTTAAATTACGAGGGTCGCCTGTAATCGATTTAACTACAAAATCTTGTGCAAATCCATAATCAGCATCAGATGGTTTAATTAAAAACTCTGATGGTTTAATAATATTAACCTCTTCACCATACAAAGCTCTGAATAAAATTTTATATGATTCCTCTGTTCCCTTTGTTTTATAAAAATCTTTTATTTGACGGATAAATTTAACTTGATCTAAATCACTATCTAATTTTCTATTTTCAAATCCACTTGCAAAAGTTGTTTTTAATTTACTAAAAAATTCACGAATGAAAAGATTTGATAAGTTGTGAACTTTTGAACCACCAGTGTGAGCAGCACCTACAGTTGAGTTGAATGATAATAAATCAGGCCTTGTAGGTTGATCCATATTATCAATACCACTAAATCCACGAACGCATCCAGTAAATGATGTTGTTCCGAGTCCAGTGTATGTAATTATCTCATCATCAATTTTTAATAATCCATACTTCTCTGGATAACCTTTTGTGGAGTCTACAAAGATTGTGGATGAGTAAGATTGAGTATCTGTTGATAATCCAGTGTATTCGGTTAGTGCAGCACCAACATAGGTTTTTAATTTAGTATATCTGTCAATATTTTCTGCAATATTAATCGAACCCCCTTGATGTTCTTGGGAGATATAATATTGTTTCATGAAATCCACAAAAAGTGGACTTTCGGATTGTACAAACTCAGGTAACTGATTCTCAATTACCTGATTAATTTCGACTCTTTGTATTGAGGTATCTATCATTAATATCCGCCGCCAGAGCTAGATCCACCGCCGCCACTTGATGATGTGGTTGTAGTAGTGGTTGTACTTGATGTTGTGGTTGTAGTTGCGTATGTTCCACCAGTTGTTGTGGTCGTTGAAGTTCCAGTTGCTGTTGATGGAAGTAAAGCAGTTCCAGTTGAAACTGGAGAATTTGATTTTCTTATGAAAGTTGGTGTATAATAACTGTGTGTATGAACAAATCTTGATCCAGATGTATTTTCACCTGATGCGATTAAATCTTGAATCATATTAATATTTGTATTTGTCATATCAAACTTAACATATAAGTCTCGAAGTCCAATGATGTCATTTGAGTGTGGAATTGCTTGAATTTCAATCACACCATCAGCAATCACTGTGGAGGTTATATTACAAGTATCTATAAGAATTTCACCATGCATATAATCAACAGTTCCAGCATTTTTCTTTACAATATTTGGAGTTCCACCCTCTGTGTATGTAAAGAAGAATATTCGACCTTTTTCACGGTTAATTACCTCATCTGCAAGGTAAACAGTGCCTGTTACACCTTCAATTGTGAATCCTGTTGAAACAACATTATATGAACTCTCTTGAGTATGGAACATATTACCATAACACACTTCATATTGTGCAAATTGTCCTAAAGCTGCTTTTAGATTACGTCGAATCGTTACGAGTGTGATATTTGATGTGATTGATGAATCAACACTATCAATTAATGATATTGCCTTACTATATTTGAATCTCCCACCAAATTTATTTACATCAATTGAACGTGAGTATTGAGTTAAAGCATTTGAGATGCCAGTTTTTAAATTATCCTGATCATCATTCAAACTTGGATTATAATATGGATTTACTTTGAGTTCAACATACAAATATTTCAAATCAATGAACTCTGGCACGATTCCAGCAACTGCATAACTTTTTAATTTTTGTATCAACTCTCTTTTTGTCTCGTCTGATAGAAAATCACCATTTCGAGGTTTAACTGAAATAAAAACCTTACCAAAACGAGGTGGACTCATTTCTTCACCACCAAAAGCAGTTACGGACTCAACATTAGGGTAAATATAACCTAAAACTGACTCATAATCAGATGCCGTGACTGCACGATACTGAGAAGAGTAAATTCTTGGTGCATAATACTTAATTGAAGATATTGATTCGATGTCATCACCATCTCTTGCCTTTTCTTCAGTCGTAACAAGACCAATAAGCGCTGGATTAATTGATCCACCATCTTGGTTTGTAATATTTCCAACAAAACTGAATTCAGAAGCGCCATTTCCTTCTCTACCATCGGTTACAACGTATGAAGCTTGAACTACGTTACCATTTGCTAACTTTTTAGCAATTACATTATCACCAAAAATCAATTCATACCTTTCGTCTTCAATTTCTTGTAAAAGATAGGACGAAGAGGTTGATGTAATACCAATAATGTTGTCAATTTGTTTATATGTGACTGTAGATGTTGATGATGCAGTTGGTTTGACTTTTACTTTAATTGTTGATGTGTCAATAAACGAATTATCGAGAACATACTTTTGATTAAACAAAGATGTATCAACTGTAAATGATTGTGTTATGAAACTTCCCTCATATATCTCAATATTATTAAATTCAGCGACTCCATTTGTTACAGGGACTGTAATGTCCTCTGGAATACAAAATATAAAGTTAGTGTTATCACCAACACCATTACAAACGACGCCAGCATTCAATGTTAGTGTTGATGTGTCTAAAAGACCACTTACAATGAAAGATATCTTTGCTCTTGCAGATCTACGAGACCTTGGAACATAACCAATGTTTCTTGCAAGTGCAACAACATTTTCTCGAAGTGTTGCAGAGTCAAGAAAACACTCATTTGCTGCCATATTCGTATTATAGGCAGTTGTATATGTATTATACGCCAACGCATCAATGATTATTGAAAGGTTAGACCCTTCAAAGTCATAATCCGTGAAATTAGTGTTCGCCCTCAGATAATCTCTGATGGAAGTCTTAATTTGATCAAAATCTAAATTTGTGTACTGACCGAAAGCCATTATAGTCTAGCTGGAAAAAGAATAACGTCCACTGATTGTGGTGGGGCAGGAATACCAACGATGTCATATTGAACTGTCGCATTCATCTCATTTGAATCAGGGTAGACTGATACAGTCACTTCAGTATTAGCAATTCTTGGTTCATAGTTAAGTAGAGAAGATTTAATTTCGTCTTCAATTCTCACTTCATTCAATGATGTGTTTAATTCAAATAAAGATTCATTGATTGCTGAACCAAAATTGGGTTCAAATGGTTTTTCACCTAAAATTGTAAAAACTATGTTTTTGACAGACCTTTTTATAGCGTCTTCATTACGAAGAGTAATCACATCATTCGTCACAGGATGACGTTTGAAGGATAAGTTGATATCTTTGAATGCTCTTGAAGCCACTATTTACACAATTAGTTTGCTGTTTTTATTTATACCGCTTTTTTTATCTTTTTACGACTCTAATTCGATATTTTTCTGATTCTAAAGCGTTAATAATGTATTTAGCACTAATTCTTGGATCTTTTTCGCCACAAGTGAAGAAATCTGCGTTTAAAAGACCTAATTCAGGCCAAGTATGACAAGAAACATGACTTTCAGAGAGTGCAAACAAACATGTAACACCAATTGGACTGAATTTATGTGTATATTCATTCAATATTGTCATTTCTGCCTTCAAAATCGCACGAGTAAAGATATCACGAAGAAAATTTGGACTATTTAAGTCCTCAAAGTACCCATCATAGACATCTAGTATCAAATGTTCTGACATTTTACTCAATTACCTCTGAAAAATCATCTTCTAACACTTCTCTGAGATAAGATTCATCCCAATAGTCATAATAATCTGTTTTTGCAAGTTTTTTTCTTGCTTCTGTAAGTTCTTTTCTCGGTTGACACAACACTAAATTGTATTTTCCGTTACTT